CAACCAAAGGCCAGTTAATATGTTGACCTTCCTCAAGTGTTGTCTGTCTTACTATACTACCAGCAGCAATATTTCTTACCACCACTTCTATTGGAATAATATTAACCTTCTTACAGGACATAATCCTTTCAGGAAATGTATCAAGGTAATGGGTTTTGATTCCCATACCCTCTAACATCTCAAATAGAAAAGCAGATATTTCCATACATACTTTTCCTTTTCCTTGAGGGAAATCTATCTTCTTACCATTACCAGCAGTGACCTTATCCTCATATTGTATAAGAACTTTATCAGGTTCTGATGTGGTGAAGACAGTCTTTACTTTTCCTTTTATGATTTGTGTATCAGTCATGGTAATGTAGGAGGATTTTCTTCTGCTGCTTTAGCGTCTGCTTCTACTTTTTTATTATGACTCCAATAATCATACTTCTGATAAAGATGATAAGGAACCCAAAGGCATTGTTTCGCAAACCAATCTGCCCATAGGAAGGCAACAATAGTAGCATCTAAAAGATTGTCTGGTCTTTTCATTTGTAACAAAATAAAAAATCGTTTACTAAACTCTCTGCTTTTTCTTTTCCAAACTTACCAGTAAGATAACCACCAACTGGATCAAGTTTAGTCATATAAGCATCGAAGTCATTATATACACTAGTATCAGTACCAGTGGGTTTCTCTAATTCTATCATACTTTTATACTCCGTCAAGTATTTTTTAAACATATCTAAATGTTCATTCACTTCAGACATATTACACTTGACAACGTATATATTTTCAGAGAAATGATTTCCTGGTTCAAAAAATCTTATATTACCCTCCTGTTTGGGCAATCCATCAACAGAGAACAGAAAGTTTTCTACAGGATGTTGAAAATCAAATACTATGATTACCCTGTTCTCATTAAATCCCATAAGATCCATACCAAAACAGGGAAGATTACTTCCAGTCTTGGGATAGATAATGTTGTTATAGATACAAGTTTTTTCATTCCAGATTTCTACCTCTCTAGCTTTAATAAAATATTGGTTAGTATAAGTTCTAGCCAATAAAGTGGTACCTTTTCCTTCCCACTGTGCCCAGACACTATCCACTCCATTGTGAAGTGAAAATGTATTGAATAGTATCTCTTTATATTTACTCCAAAGATTCATATTTGTAAGGGCATAATAGGGACTCAGCAATAGTCTTTGCTTGTGGATTCTTTTCACATAATTTATTCATCCATATTCTTTCTTTTAAAGTAACAGGAACTCCATCATCAGTTATCATACGACAACAAATATCAGTAAGTTGTAATCTATAGTTAGTGCTTAACATAATCCAATTTTGTATCGGGCAAGAAAATCTATTGCTGATGGTAGTATACCATATTCTACTCTTTGAATTGCTTTTGTTAATGATTGTATATCATCATCAGGAAGAATAGGAACTTTTTGCTGACATATTATCTCTCCACCATCCAACTCTTCATTTACATAATGTACACTAACACCAGTAACATCATCACCACTATCTAGTGCCTGTTCAATCGCATGTAATCCCTTATACTTGGGAAGTAATGAGGGATGAATATTAATGATGGGACACGGAAACTTGGAAGGATTTTTAATCACTCTCATATATCCCGCAAGAACTATAAGATCAACTCTCCATGTCTCAAAGAGTTTAATCACGTTATCTTCTTCCTTATGTGGAACTCTTACATGAGGAATTCCAAACTTTGCTGCTCTTGCTATAGCACCACATTGTTTAGTGTTGTGTATCATCAATACAACTTCATGTTTATTACAAACAGGATTTGTAACTATGTTTTCGAAGTTGGTTCCGTTCCCAGAACACATAACACCTATTCTCATTCACCTACCTCCTTTATCTTTTGCTCCCATTCTTTGAATGAAGAACTACAATCGGGTGGTTCAGGGTCACGATAACCCTTCATCTTTTTCCACTTGTTATAGAGAGCACCCAGTATCCAAGATTGCGAAAGACTCTTAGGCCCATTCTCTAGCAACTCAAGTTGCTTCTTGTCACTTGTGTATGCTTTATACTCTTCTCTCCAGTTGGAGTCGTCATAGGGTTCTATCCTTGCCATATCATATCAGGCATTGCTGCTGGTTGCTGTCTGCCTATGGTAAGCATAAGAATAAAATATCCTACAAACCATATGATATTAAAAAGCCATGCTTGTCTCCATAGATATTTTCTTATACCCATAGAAATCATTACATTCTTTACTGCTTTAGGGTTATCTTCATTACCTGTTGCCCTAAAAATCTGTTCTATTATCACCGCAATAATAGTACCTACTACCAATGGATAGAATACAAAGTTTGCGAATGACATGATTGCTATTAGAAAAGTCATAATAGGTTAATCCCCTTTTGATTCTTCCAATCATTATACATTTGTCCATATATCATCCCTTCATGGGATTTTATATCTCTACCGTCAAGAAGTTCTATCTGTTGTTTGGATAACTTGTTTCTATTATCTTGAAGATAATCCTGCTCCCATTTTTTAATAGAATTCCCTAACACCTCTAACTTTTCATTTAGTGTCATTTTTTCCCACTCCTCATGGTGATGTACATTAACAGCATATCTTATATCTGGTTGGGTGCCATGCATGTTATCCCCAGACATTATTTCCTCCCTAATCTAGTTAGAGTATTCTCCAATATATTTTTCTTTTTTGCTTTCCTTTTAGCTTTTGGAACTGATGGTGCCTTACCACCTACCCATGCTTCATTCTTTGTTGTAGTAGGATCATCTTTAACAAACTGACCTTTCTCGTTTCTAGCTCTTACTGGTTTAGTCTCTACTACTTCTTCTTTCTTTTCAGACCATGGAATATCATACTCCCAATGCTCTTCTGTTTCAAAAGTTTCTGCTGGATTACCTCTACATATCTTTTTTACTCTAACAAATACAGTATCCTTTTTAAATACTGGATGTGGAGTAACTACTCTTGCAAGTTCAACAATCTCCAGATAGGATGTAGATTTGGGTTCCACTACAGGAACATATACTTTTTCTTTAGGCATTTTACTTTTTACGAATAGGAACGTCAATAGTCCATGATGATGATTCTAACTTAACCATATCAAAGTTTTTCTTAAACTCTTTCTCTCTTGCCTTTCTCTCCTTCTCCATTGTTAACTCAACAGTTTCAATGGATCTCTCACCATAATGAGTTTCTTTTAGATCTAGGTATTCTAAAATAGCATCATCAACCATATAGTACAATGTATCCCATGTTAATGTATCTCTCAACTTGGATGCGATTTTATCCACATCATTCTCGTCAAGAAACTCACCCTTCACTATTTTCTTAGCATAGTTTTCATACTCTGTTAAGAGTCTTGCTCTAACATCTACCAACTTATTAAGGTTGATAGTTATCTTCACATCATCATCAATTGCCATTGGGATAACTTATATATGTGTACATTATAGCATAGTGTAGCAAATGTTTCAACTACTAAACAGACGGTTTGTAAGGTGGTTCTTCTTCACCAACATAATGCTTATACTTATCGGTATCAAAATAAGAAATGTAATCCATTTTACCTTCTCTTTCATCCAATACCTCATTAATAAGTATCTTTAACTCTTTTACTATTTCATGAGTATGACATCTTCTTGGTGTAATCTCCCAAGGTTTATGTTTCCCACTACTTTTTGGTCCCTTATAATTGGGATCAACAGGGCCACTCATACCCTGTGTGTCCATTTTATCCATTTTCTTTTTGTAATAGTTATCTTTGTTCCTCATTATAGCACAAGATTTGCATTCATACGCATATGAGGACTCTAACGTAGGGTCTTTACGACATTTATAAAAATCTGCTAATAAATCTTTCTCTACACCACAAACTCTACATACCCTTTTAACCATAAAAAGATGTTGGGTCTGTAAGTTATCCTCATTAAAGTCAAAATCCATAAATGACTCCAAGTTTCTCTCATATTTAGAATACCTTTTTAGTAGGGAACCATCCTAACTTACGTAACTCTGTAGTGTCAGCACATAACTCATCAGGTTCATTAGGAGTATGTTCTTTAATAGGAAGATGACCCATACCCATATGTTTCGCAAGGTCTAATACTGATACAGATTCTCCTATACCAATATCAATAGGGCCTACGTACTGACTATTCATTAGATAAGCAATAGCTCTGACTATATCATCCACATGAATCCAATCTCTCTTATGTCTGGTTAGATATGTTGCTGTCTTATCTTGTAACATTCGGTATAACATATCCTCCCTACTACCTTCCTCTGACCAGACATTAAAAAATCTCATACCCACACTATTAGGTGGTGCCATGAGTTCATTTGCTTTCTTGGTTATAGCATAAGGATTCTGCCACCATCCATGAGCACCAGCAGAACTAGCATACAATAATCTAACGTTATTATCTCTACAATAATCAAATATAGGTTTCGACTTCTCTACATTATTTTCCCAGAATTTTTCAGGGTTATCTATACTATCTCTAAGAGCAGCAAAGGCAGCAAGATGTATAATACAATCATAATGTTCAGCAAACATACCAGAAGGTGCTTGAAAGTCCCCTATATCATCTGGGAAATCCATTCCTTCTACTAGGTAACCGTAACCTTGTTCATTTTGTAGATCATAAAATACCCTGCTGCCAATAAAACCTTTGTAGCCTGTGACTAGGATTCTTTTCATCTTAATCCTCCTCCTCTTCTTCAAGAAGATCGCAATAATCAATCTCACCATCTATGCAAGAAAAATAATCACCATCTATTCCACTTGATTCTAAAAACTGACCTAACTCTAATGTCTCTGGATTGATTTCATATATGCAATGCCTCTGCCAAGTAACTGAAAAGTATGCTTCTTTTATCTTTTCTTTTTTACAATACTCAACTATAAATTCCTCTATATCATTACACTCCTTACAAGCACCAAAACCAGGAGTAAAATCTAACCAATCCTCTGCTTCTTTCTCACCAGTATGATATGCCTCAGATAAATCTTCCAATGTATTAAAAACTTCTATATCGGCAGCAGCCCGTTTATCAAAATAAAGTTTACCATCTTCCATATAGGCATCTTCGAAAACTGTTTTAGTCATAAAAAAAGGAGGGTGTTTAAACCCTCCTATTATAACAGATTATTCTGTTTTTATCAACCGATGCTAGGAGCAACAAGTGCAACTTCAGATGTCTCAGCAGATGCTAAGTCAAGTGGGAAGTTGTGTGCATTTCTTTCGTGCATAACTTCCATACCAAGGTTTGCTCTGTTAAGAACGTCACC